TAGATACAGAAATACAGAAAATTCCTAAAAGTATAAGTATTAAAATTATTGTGCTTCTTATAAATTTAAATTTGTTTTTTATTCTCATTATTTTTCACTCCTCTCTAATAAAATTTTTTGTAATATTCCTATTGTCGTTTCTGCCTCAATTCGTTTTTTATGTTCTTCTTCAAAAACTGATTTACTTACCATGTCATTTGAAATTTTTATTTTGTATTGGCCACCTTCTGTTTTTATTGCTTCCAGTTCTTTATTTTCAATCATATTTTTTACTGTTTTATAGCCCAGACCATATTTCTTCATATATGCATTCATGCTTATATATTTTTCTTGCAATTTCTCACCTTCTCTCTATTCAGTTCAATTTATTGAACTTTTAATGTAAAAAAATATAGTGGAATCTTTCGTATTGGAATCTTTAATGCTTTTACTGATTTAAATATCTCTGAACTAGTAAATTCACTTTGATTATTTAATTTATAGCTCATACTTTGATAACTAATTCCAATAGCTGTAGCAAACGCAGTTTGTGTTCCAAATACTTCCCTTATCTTTCCTAATAATTTGCTATAATCAAATTCCAATTTTTTTCCTCCTTTCAGTTCAATTTTCTTAACTTGATAAGAGTATATATTTTAATTTTTTTATTGTCAATACTTTTTTTGAAAAAAGTTCAATTTTTTTAACTTTATTTTCAAAAAAACTTGAAACTTGAACTATAATAAATTATAATATTATTCGTAAGGGGGTTATAATTTGGAAACATTTAAAGATAGATTTAATAGAATTTTAAAAATAAAAGATATAAAACCCATTGATATAGCAAATGGTACAGGTATACCAAAATCTGCTATTAGTCAATATATGTCAGGTTTATACGAACCTAAACAAAAAAACATATATAAGTTAGCAAAATTTTTAAATGTTAGCGAATCATGGCTATTAGGTTATGATACTACTATAGATCGTATTGAAGATGATCAACGACAAAATAAAGATCTTCTTGGAAATCCTGTTGTATCTTTGCCTTTATTAGGAATAGTAAAAGCTGGTTATGATTACATGGCACAAGAAAATTGGGAAGGCACTATAGATGTAGAACAGAGTTTAGTTAAAGATGGCGCTGATTACTTTGCACTAAAAGTAAAAGGTGACAGTATGTCCCCTGTTTTAATAGAAGATGATATTGTAATAATAAAAAAACAAGAAGATTTTGAAACTGGAGATATTGTTGTTGCTATTATAAATGGAGATGAAGCTACAATTAAAAAAGGAAAAAAAGCAAATAATGGTATATTATTACAACCTTTTAATACTAAATATGAACCTCTGATATTTACCTATGATGAAATGAAAACTATTCCTGTTCTTATAATTGGTGTAGTTAAACAATTAAAAAGAGAATTTTAGGAGGTTTTCATGAAAAATTGGATATTAAAAAAAAGAAGCATCTGGTTTCATATTATTCTGACATATTTTACTTGTGGTATCTGGGCTATAGTATACTTTTATTGCAAATATACTAATAAAGATAAAGTAGAATTATATATGCATCAAACTAATTACTCTCCTTTTACAAATAATAATTTCGAAATTTTATCTAAAATTGAAAAAAAATATTCCAATGTATTACATAAACATTATCAAAATATAGAAAAAATTAATATGTTGTATACTGTTATAAATAATTTAGCTTTACCAAATAATCCAGAAATGCAAAAAGTTATCAATTTATGTTTAGAAGATATAGATTTAGCTCCAGAAATTTTAAATTATTGTAAAGAAAAAGCTGATTACTATAATGATGATTTAGAAAAACATTTAATTAATTATGAAACTTTTCAAAGATTAGCAATAATCTATGAAAAGCAAAAAGAATATGAAAAGGCTATAGACATTTGTAAATATGCTATTGAAGTAGGATTTTATAAAGATGGAACTTCTGGACAAATGCCTGGAAGATTAGCTCGATTAATAAAAAAGTCAAGACAAGAAAATTTAAAAATAAATGAAAAATAGATAATATACTCCCTGACCAAAGTTCGTATATTATCTATCTCTATCAACTCTTGAAAGAGTTTCTATTATTATATATATAATTTTAGCTTCTTTCAAGAGAACATAAGTTTGAAAGGAGTTTTTTATGGCTATCTCATATAACTATACCAAAAATGGTTATAACTATTATCGTAAAACTAAAAAATTTGGAAATATAAGAAAAGAATTTTATGGAAAAGGGAAAAAAGATGTTGAAAAACAAATTGAAGAATATACCGAAAAAATAAAAAGTGGACTTAATGTAAAAGCTAGCACATTGACTGTACAAGAAGCAATGGAGCATTGGCTTTTTGATGTATTAATTCATTCACAAAATAAAAAATCTGGAAGTTTTGAAAAACATGAAGCTAATTATCGAAATTATATAAAAAATAAAAGTATTGGTAAACTATTTGTTCAGAATGCTGTATCACTTCCATTTCAAAAATATTATAATGAACTATATGAAAAAGGTATTAATATGAAACCTGGAAAAACAAATAAAATAGTTCATCGTTCTGTTAGTTCAAAAAAAATTGCAGATCTAAATAAAACTTTAAGAGTATTTTTTAATTACTGTATTACGCAGCACTATACATTAGAAAATCCATGTTCTTTAAAAAATATCGAAATTCCTGGTAACGCAGATGGTGAAGAAGACGAAAGTGATTTAGAAATCGAAGGAAATGATATACAAGCTTTTTCAGACGAAGAACTAAATAAAATTACATCAAATTTAATTTATAAAGAAGATGAAGATAATACTTTTAATGTTGCTGTACAATTAAGTTTTCTAACAGGTTTAAGATTAGGAGAATTACTTGGACTTAAAAAGAAATTTATTGAACCATATCAAGTTAAAGTAAGAAATACTATAAAGAGAATTAGAATATTTGATAGTAGTAATAATTGGCATAGAGAAACAAAATTAATAAGACCCAAATCTACAACTAGCATAAGAAATGTACCCTTTGCTACTTCCTTTTGGCCAATAATACAAAAATATTTAAGAGAACAAGAAATAAAATATAAACAAAATGATATGATATTTAATGACGATTGTTTACTTTTTACAACAAAAACTTGCAATCCAATTGATATGAAAAACTTTTATAGAGCATGGCAAAGATTTTTAAATAAGATTGAAATTGCTTATAAAAAACCTCATTCTATTCGTGATACATATGCAACTATGTTAATTCGAAAAGGAGCATTAATTCATGATGTTAAATCACTATTAGGCCATAGCTCTATCAAAATAACTGAAAAATATTATATTTATGTGTTTCCTGATGATAAAGCAAAAGTTGCAGAACTTCTTAGTGATTTTATCAAAAACTAAAGTGGGAAAAATGTGGGAAAACAAAAAAATAAAAGCCAAGTTGATTTTTTGTAATCAGCTTGGCTCTAAGCTTTTTGGCTCCTCTTGTTGGGCTCGAACCAACGACCTATCGGTTAACAGCCGAGCGCTCTACCAACTGAGCTAAAGAGGAATCTATTTACTACATTTCGTATTAT